TGGTCGGTTCAAGCGAGGAGCGGGTAAAGAAAGCCATTGAAATCATAATCGCGAACGCCCCCTGTATTGTTCTCATCGATGAGCTTGAGAAAGCACTGGCGGGAGTCGGGGGTGGAGGTAGCAACGATGGTGGAACAACAAAGAGGGCTCTTGCCCAGCTGCTGAAGTTCATGTCAGATACCGAAAAAAGAAAAGGGGTATACATCATCGCCACCTGTAATGATATCTCTCAACTTCCTCCTGAATGGATACGGGCAGGTCGATGGGATTCAGCACCTTTCTTCATCGATTTACCGAGCAGTGAGGAGAAAGCAGATATTCTGAAACTCTATCAGGAAAAATATGGTGTCAACAGCAAACCAAATATGGAGGGATGGACAGGGGCAGAAATCGAATCCTGTTGTCGTATCGCATCCATGATGGAAACCTCAACCAAAGAAGCAAGCAACTTTATCGTTCCGGTAAGCAAGACAATGGAAACAGAGATCACCAATCTTCGCAAATGGGCGAAGGGTCGTACGATAACAAGCTCCATTATTTCCAAAACAAAAACAACAAACAGAAGCATCGAAATTTAATCCCACAAACCAAAAAGGAGAAAAGATTATGAGTAAATCAAACCAAGCAAAAGAATTTGATTACCTGAATGATGACAAAGTTGTGGAACATCTTTTTACAGAGGGGGTCCTTGTCAGGCTGAATACCCGATGCTGGCAGGCAACCAGTTCCAAACTGCGAGAAGGAGAACTCAAAGCAAATGAGGATGTGATTCATGGAATTAAAACATTAATCGATCCTGACTCACTGGCAGACATCCGTTGTTTCTGTAACATGGCTCGCAATACCGTCAAGAGGAGCAAAAGCCGAAACAGGAGCAAAGCAGGTTATTCATTTTTAAATATGGATTCGGTTGTCTTCGTCCCGAAAGGAATTTTGCCATGGATGGAAAGTCGCCTGCAGGAAATCAAGGCTGGGTTTGATAAAGCCGTTGAAGAGTTTATAGAGGCTTACCCGAAACTGAAGAAGGCATGGAAAGAGGTTGATCCGGAATTGTACGATGAGGATCTCTACCCATCACCTACAGATTTGAGAAGTAAGTTCGGAATCGAGTGGATGAAGTTTGTCATTACCATGCCATCGAAATCAACCGGGATCCTATCCAGCGCGCAGTATCAAAATGAAGTTGATCAGCAGAAGAAACAGATCCGGGAATTTCTTGATTCAGCACTCTCATCCATCTCTACTGAATTTCTGGGGATCGTAAATGAACTCAAAACCAAAGCCGAAAAAGGGGAGCCCATGAACGCCCGCCGCCTTGAGACGATCAAGAATTTCGGTGCAACTTTTGATGCTCTGAACATCACCAGAAACCAAGATTTAAAAAGACTGGTCTCCGATTGCTACGGTCTCATTGGAACATCTGAGAAGGAGGATTTCAAAGAAGATTCATTTCAGAGCAAAGTTAAAGATGGAATGAAAAAGATCACCACCGAGTTTAAGAAATCCAGCTCATTAAAAAGAGCAGTTGACTTTTAAATCTCTTTGAGAGGATCAACTAAGTATCGTTGAACTCCTCTCATGGATGTTTAATATGCTTGATAAATCGCTCAGGATTGCCGTAGGACAGACTATCTCAAGGTCACCCATAGGAGAACACCCACTCAAAATTACAAGCTCTTAAATCGAATTTTATGAGTAAATAAGAATAATTATTTACCTTTACTTTTTAATAGAAACCCTTATAATAATAATTTTATGAAAGGAGAACTCTTATGACAAAAAAGAAACTGAACAAGAAACCAACCATCACCATCACCATCGATAAAGAGGTTCATGACGCAATCATCGAGAAGTCAAAAAAGGAGAGACGCAGCATTAGCAATTTTGTTAATCTTAAATTATTGGAGGCATTATTGAAAAAACAATAGAAGGGTAAGACCATGCCGAAAAGAAAAAAGAAAAATATATTTCATCCCCCCTGTGGGATCTGTCAGACCTTTGAGGAGATTCCATCAAAACACCGGCTCGCAAACTCTCGCTACTGCCATACATCGGGGAAGAGAACTGAGATCGACTACGATCATCCATCATGTAAAAAGTTTGTGATGGCGGAATACTTCTGGTGTGAACATATCCAAAGAAGAATTAATAAAACCGTTTGTTTTCATCGTTTCAAAAACATCGTGAACTTTAAAGACTTCAACGGGTGCAAAAAATGTCCTATCGGAAAAATGTTGGAAAGTGATGGATCCATTTACATTTCACCATTAATCAAACGCCAAGGGAGGAAAAGCCATGTATGACGATAATGAACAACTGAATATCTATGATATGAGAGAAGAGATAAAAAGTTTTTCTGAGAATTGTATTGCAGCAGCATCAGAGGAGTATGAGGATTCTACTCACTCCCCGAACTCCTACTCACCCACCCCTCCAATACTATTAGAGATAATAAACATGGAAACATTCTACTCCCTGTCTGAAGAAGCACAAGAGGTAATAAACATCATAATCAGTTGCCCTGCCGAACTGCGGAGAACTCTTGGTATACCTCTTAGATTAAACCAGTCTCTGCTGAAAACATTCTTCCATAAAAAAAGAGGGTGGAAGCACAGATCCATCAAAAGGACTTTTAAGGAAATCAAACAATATCTCCACAACAACTGAGGAGGGTATGATGAAAATCAACATCAGGATCCCCTATAACAAAGAGGCGGTGGCTATCATCAAGTCACTGCCTCCACCCACCCGCAAATGGAATCCCGAGAAAAGATGTTGGTCGATAGAGGATAGTGAGTATTTTAATCTCGCAAATAAACTGAGGAAACCTCTGCCCATATTCGCAAAGAAACTTATCTTTGATAAATCCTATAAACCCATCAGGGATGCTGTGATCAAGAACCAAGGGCGAAAAGAATCAGCAATTAAAAAATCCAAAGCATCATCATCCTCTATTATTATTCCATGCCCAGAGGGTAAAGAGTATTTTGATTTTCAAAAAGCTGGCATAGATTATATGTTGCGGAGAAAAAATTCATTGTTAGCCGATGAAATGGGACTGGGGAAAACCATACAGGCGATCGGGGTCATGAATTATTTTCAGAGAGAAATTAAAAATACCCTTATCATCTGTCCGGCAACTGGTAAAATAAACTGGTCCAGAGAATTGGAAGAATGGTTAGTAAGTAATAAACTCTCCATCGATATTGCATACTCAGGACAGTTTCCCAATTCTGACATTGTCATAATAAACTATGATATAGTCATGAGAAATATTAAAAAAATTCAAAATCGAGAATGGGATTTGTTGCTCCCCGATGAATGTCATTTTCTGAAAGGGGAAGATACCCAAAGAACAAAGGCTATCCTCGGGAACGATAACGGGATGAGAAAGTTCCGGAAAACAAAAAAGAAAAAGGATATCGAAAAACCCACCCCACCCATCCAAGCAAAAAGAAGTATTTTCATTACCGGAACTCCCATCGTTAATCGACCAAAAGAACTTTATTATATTGCAAACAGATTGATGGATGGGAGGCTGGGATCATTTATTAAATATGCCTATCGATACTGTGATGCAAAACAAACAAGATGGGGATGGGATTTTGATGGAGCCTCTCATCTTGATGAGCTTCAATCGGTCCTCAGAGAAAATATTATGGTGAGGAGAATGAAGAAAGATGTATTGAAAGAACTCCCAGACAAGGTCAGACAGGTAATAGAACTACCCTCAAACGGGCTGATGAAAGTTGTTAGATCAGAGCAGGCAAAAACAGAAAAATATAATAGGGTAATCAAACAACTTGAAAAAGCAATCGAGGTATCCACAGAAACCTCTGATGAAAAACAGTACAGAGATAAATTAAAAAATATGGATTACTCTATGTCTCTGCCGGAACTAAATGAACTTTCTAAACTCCGACGGGTTACCTCTACCGCCAAAGTTCCTTATGTAGTAAAGCACCTGCAGAATGTTCTGGAAGGAACTGATAAGGTTGTGGTGTTCGCTCACCATCATGATGTGATCGATGCAATACATAATGAATTTAGAAACCATGCTGTACAGGTTACCGGAAGGGATAGCCAGAAGAAAAAACAAAACATGATTGATCTATTTCAAACGAATAAAAAAACAAAACTATTTATCGGCTCAATAAAAGCCTGCGGGGTTTTGATAACCCTGACCGCTGCAAGCACTGTGGTGTTTGCGGAGCTTGATTGGGTTCCTGGAAATTTACAACAGGCGGAAGATCGACTTCACCGAATTGGACAAAAGAACTCAGTACTGGTCCAACATCTGGTTCTGGAGGGAACGATTGATGCCTACATGGCAAAGGTTATTGTCAGGAAACTAAATGTTATCGATAAAGCAGTTAACCAATAATAATTAAGGAGGAGAAAAGATTATGACTAACAAAGACTATTCAGAAAAAAATGATATATTTAAAAGTGCTTGCAAAGACGCAAATATAGAACCAACCACCAGACAAGCAAGTAAGTTTTGAAGGGGTATGGGCAAAGCTTATAAATTCATAATGAAAAGGAAATAAAAATATTTTTTCATGGTTTGGTAAAAGTAAAGTATAATAGGTTATATTAATTTTTTATAAAAATAATCCTATGTTTAATGTCATCGAGTATCTGGAAGATAGAAATATCTCCTATAGAACAACTGGAAAGAATGTCAGTGCCGGATGGGTCGAGGTGAACTGCCCTTGGTGTGGTGACCCATCCGAACACCTTGGCATCAACATTGAGGGGCTCGGGTTCAACTGCTGGTCATGTGGTAATAAAGGTTATATCACAAAGTATATAGCCGAGATCGAGAACTCCATAAGTAACATAAGAAACATCATAAATAAGTTCTCAGACCAGGACAAAGAACCCGAGCCCCTTTCCTCTTTATCTCTGCAACAAAAATATCTATTCAAACTTCCATCCAACGCTTCTGATCAACCTTCAAAAAATCACAAACGATATCTCAAGAAAAGAAATTTTGACGTGGGATTCCTATGCTCAAAATATGGGATCAGATTTTGTAGTGTCGTGGGAAAATATAAACACTCGATCATTATCCCCATAATCATGAACAGGGAAATGGTTTCATTTACCACGAGAGATGTAACAGGTATGAGGGATCAGCGGTACAGCCATTGCCCGAACAACAGATCCATTATCCCCATCAAACAAACTATTTATAATCTGGATAACTGTAATGGGGAGACAGCTTTAATTTTAGAAGGTCCGACTGATGTGTGGAGAATGGGGGATAATACTATGGCTCTATTTGGAACTCAGTATACACAACAACAGATTGCCCTGCTCTCTCAAAAAAAATTCAAGAGGTTGTATATTCTATTTGATAAGAAAGCAGGGGAAGAAGCCCTTATGCTCGCAAAGGATCTTTCTCTATTTGTTACAGAGACATTCGTTGTTGATCCTATGGGATATGACTATGATGATCCTGCTTCATTAACTCAGGCGGATGTATTATATGTGAAGAAAAATTTAGTGGGGGTATAAAGATATGACAAAACAAATAACATCAAATGATGAATCATGGATGGGGATGTTTACAGGGAAATCCTTCTGGCAGATAAATAAAACTATCTGTATGGGGATAGGATTAACTCCAACCCTGTTGCTCGCAGAACTATCCAGCAGGTGGGAGTATAGAAAAAAGAGGGGGGAGTTAAAAGACGGTTATTTTTTCCGCACAAAAGAAAAGATTGAAGAGGAAACATTTCTCTCCCCATACCAACAGGGAAAGGCACTTGAACTGCTTAAAAAATTAAATCTTGTTGAGACAAAGATGATGGGGGTTCCCTGTAAAATGTATTATAAAATCAACATCCAAAATATAAGTCACCTCCAAGATTTTATTGTTGAATATCGAAATTCCCAGTTCTTAAAAAACTTGAGAACTAGCCATGAAGAAATTAAAGAACTAGTTCTTAAAAAACTTAATGACTCATATAATAAGAATATAAATAAAAAGAATAGAGATAAATCATCTAAAGATGATATTGCGATTTCACAGAAATCGAGGGAAAGCTTTTCTCTTACAATTAAACCTTATCTTGATTACTGGTATGAGAAAGGGTTTACTGTTAAACATGGGAGGCAGACCAAGACCTATAAGAAAGCAAAACAATTTTTATTTGATCTTATCAATGGAAAATTATTTGAGAATGTTCCTAACTATGAAGATCATGTTGGTAGGGAGTTTACTCTTAATGAATGGAAACAGTCTGTTAATAATTATGAGCTGGTTTTTGACAAATCGTTTTCCCCTGCTGATAAATCAAAACTCGCCAGACCTGCCCTCGACTCTTTTCTCTTTAACGAGAGGGCTAAAGATGGGAACTACAGCAGATTCATCAAGTATCTCACCTACACCCCGAAACGATTGGAACAAAATCCTGGAGGGAATCCCTACCCAAAGACAGTTCAGCTCCTGCAGAAAAAACTGAATCTCAAAACCGTTAATATAAACCTCGTGAACGCATCAATCAGGATTGAGAAGTTCTTCGCCAAACATGATCATAAACTTGATGGAGCAATAAAGGGCTCATCAAAGAGAAAAGTGGATCTCTGTTTTAATGTTGCGGATGATATGGAGAACATCAAACTATCCACCAACCTGTTCCTACAAGAGTGGTATTATGAACGAGTCCATAAATGGCTCGATGATAGGGGCTATCTTTTAACAAGGAGGAGATAAAAGATGAAATATTATGAAGAATACAAAGTCAACATTCCAGAAGGTCAGTCAGGGGATTTTAAAATCCAAAAATTTATAGTTAATAAAAAAGATGCTTTTAGTTTTAATATTTCAAATATGTTTCAAAGAAGTATTGAACCGGGAACTTATACAAAATTGGTCGCGACCAATAGACTTATTATGTCTGATACACCAGCAGAAATTTCTGATCATTTGGAAATTATTTATCAAGCTAAAGGGAATGTTTTGATTAATGGTTTAGGAATAGGAATGGTTGTGATAGTATGTGCGAGAAAGAAAGAAGTTAAAAAAATTATAGTTAATGAAATATCTGAAGATGTAATTAAATTGGTTGCTCCATTTTTAAAATTCAAGAAAAAAATACAGATTAACCATATTGATGCTTTTGACTATAAACCAAATGGAATTAGATTCAACACAGTATGGCATGACATTTGGGATGAAATCTGTGAAGATAATAATGATGAGATGAGTAAACTCTGCAGAAGGTATGGGAGATGGTTACAAAAACCTCATTGGCAGAAATGCTGGGGAAGATACCAATGGAGATAATATTTTATATAGTTTTATACTAGATATAAACTATCGATTTTAGGGCTAGAAAATAGGGGGTATGATATATCTTTAAATCTCTGATTTAGCCCCTTAGATTGCTCTCCAATCGATTATCTTTTAGAAAAGGTATGAGACTATGGGTTTAGAAAAACAACTGTTTAAAACTTAAATATGGAGGCCAAATCATGGCAAAATGGGTAAAATGGGGAATTTCACCAGAGGGATATCATAATTTGATATTAGAACTGGTAAAGAAGATCAAGGAAACAGAAAGGAAGTTTTCAAAAGTTTATGGCATACCAAGGGGAGGATCCATCATTGCGGTTTATCTTTCTCATTATCTTAATATTCCAATAGCAGATATTGTTTTTGATCAAACAACTCTTATAGTAGATGATATAGCGGATACAGGAAAAACTTTGAAGCCTTACAGCGAAGCATTCTTTACAGCCACCCTTCACTACAAATCACGAAGTATTGTTACTCCTGATATCTACATCAAGAAAGTTGAGAACAAAGATTGGATAGTTTACCCCTATGAGATGAGTAGTGAGATCCCAAACAGGGAGCTACCAAATAAACCAACATAAGAAGAAATAAAAATTTAACTAAGGAGAACCATGCAAATTTAATTGAATTTTATTATTGGGCAATAGGAAAGGAGCAATCAAATGAACAAAATGCAATTCTTACTTATGCTGAATTTTATGCGATTTGGAACACCCCTCCCAACTAAAAAACAAATAGAAGAAAGGAAAAATTTACTTAAAGAAAAAAGAAAAAAAGAACCACAACTTTGTAGTATTGAAAATTGCAACAATAAATGATAAATCCGAACTGTATTTTTTACAAATCCTTCGGTAACTGTCTTAACGAAAAAATTAAAAAGAAATATTTTATCGGGAGGCAATGCATTGAGTGGGTAAACGAAAAAAACGATATTTGTAAATTTAAGATCGAACATAAAAAGTCTTTGGTATTACCACCACCCCCACCAAGAAAAATTTATACTAAACTGGGTAGAGCTTAACAATGACCAAAGAAAAAGAGATCATCTGGCAACAGATCAAGATTAGCACATCACGTTAATATAAACATAATCCGACAAGATAAAGGGAGGGAAATATGAAAGTATTTACACCATCAGAAATCAATAAAATTATTCCGGCTCTTGGGAAAAAACAAATTAATGACCTTGTTGATAAAGGTCTAATTGAGCCTTGGAAAAAATCAACAGGGCAAGGGGTCACGAGATTATATGACAAGAAAAACATAATTGATTTGCTTATTTGCTGGCAAATAAGGGGAATGATGCCACAAAAACAGATTAAAGAATTTATAAGTTATGCTCATGTTGACCCAAAAATAATATTTATTATTTCTAAGCGGACTGGAGATAAATGGTATTTTCATAGGATAGCCGAGGGATTTGATGAGCAGTTCTTTCAGGCTTGTCTGTTTTGGGACTATGACAGTGAAAGAAAGTACACGCCTAAAAAAATGGACACAGCTTCAATAGTTGTCAATGTTAAATCGACTAGAGAGTTTGTCGAAAAATATTTCGCAGCAAGGAGGAAAATAACCATGAGAACAATCTACAATCAAAACAAAGTTAAAATTCTGGAAGGACAATCGGGAGAGTGGAAGGTTAGTAAGTTCCTAAAGAAGGTAAGCAAAGAAAAGAAATATACATGCATGTCCAACATGCGATTCTTATAACTAGGGAGACTATGTGATGATGACCAAACAAAAACGTCAGGAGGTAATAAAGCAAACTAGGGAACGATTCGATGTAAAGAAGTTTCAAATTAATGGAGCAATAAATATTGGATGCCCATTTTGTGAAATAGCAAAAAATTCCTGTTTAGAATGTGAAATTAGTCCTTGGGCTCCCGAAGTAGATCCGTTTTGTGGTGGTATTATATGGGATAAAATCGAAGATGAACCGGGGAGTGGTATTATTCATTGCTCTGATGCAGTCATATTTTGTGATGCCGATGAGGATACTTGGAAACAGATATGTGAGAATATAAATCATCACATGAATTTAATTGAATTTTATTATTGGGCAATAGGTGAAGTAAAAGAGAGGGGGAAAGAGGTATGTGTTTAACCACAATAAATAATTGTAGGACCGATGAACAAATCAAAAACGGGAAGTATCTGAAAAATCAACAAGAGGCATGGGTAGTTGTAGAAAAACATGGATACGGAAACTACAATGGAATCCGATGTAATTCTCCGGCAAGGTTTGGGGTATGGGAGGAAGCCCCCATTAGAAAAAAAGATATACTAAAATGGGTTGATGAAGATTATTTATATGAATTAGGGTTTCATGGATTTAAAAATAAAGAGGATGCTGAACAAGTTTACAAATGGGAACTGATGTATAGAAGAAATTTTTCAAGAATCTTGTCTGGTATTAAGAGAAGAAATTTTTCAAGGAATTTTTCTGGTATTACAATAGCACTAGTACGGGTAATATTTAGAGATATTTTGGCAGAGGGAAGACAAAATTTATCAATAATGGGATATGCAAGGTTCTATAAAGAATATTGGAGAGAAGTAAAAGTGATAGTGGCTAGAGGGCGTTGTATCGTGGAAGAAATAAAAAATTTAACAAGTGAAGAGTATTTGGCAATTTCGAACTTGACCACAATAAAGAAAGCAATAACTGCAATAGATCATCATATTAGAAAAAAGGATAAATAATCTATGGAGTTTAGAATAAGGAAAGTCGATTCCCAGATTGAGAAGAGAATCCTCATGGCAATGATCGTATCAAAAGATTTCCTTCAGGAAATCATGCCACTGATAAATCCCAATTACTTTGCCAATAGTTATGCGAGAAGAGTAGCATCATGGGTGATTGAGTTCTGGGGGGCATATGAGACAAACCCCTTTGATAATATCCAAGATATATACCTGAGTAAAAAAGAAAAATTAAAAGAACCTGAACAGGCTCTTATTGAAACTCTGCTGATGGATATCTCTGAGCAGTATGGGAAGGATGATAAGATCAATGTTGACTATATGGTTGATAAGACCATTGATTATTTCAAGAGGAGGGAGCTGGAACTGATATCTGCCAACA